TCAAAGTAGTTTTCATATCCACTCCGGTTTACGTTCGGGGATCCGTAGATAATTATCTTTTACCCATGGTTTAGATGAAATATACATCTTGTATTTGTCAAAGATGGATATTGAAGTATCTAACTTGAACTCATCAGGTCCTGCAAACACAAAAGGTTTAGGTCCCTCGCCAGAGCGTCCTGTGGGATCACCCGTGGGTAGGATCTCTTTTGCTGCACAGAGAGTCAAGAAGCAAGTATGAACTTTACCATAGCGAGCGGCATACTCTTCACACAGGGCGAACCCATGTGCGAGTAACCACTGCCAGTTCATGACAAAATCATTCGCCCACTTGGTACATGGGTGGTTACGAAAAGCACCCTTCTCAGTAGCATAGGGAGTGCCGTCTGCTTTGGGAAGGGTGCCAAAACCATGACCCCATTTCTCAGAGCATACAATAGCAAGCATCTGACAGGTTTCCAAGGGCATCTTGACGATGTGCTTATCAGGGAGAACCCTGGCAGACTCGTATGGACTAGGGTCAGTTACAAAGATGTTCATAACAATTTTGACAGAGAAATCGTCAATAGGAATACTAACATTATAACCACATCCCAAGACTTTGTGCGAACAAAGTAAGGAACTGAAATAAAATCAGCAATGAAATGAGCCATTACACCCATCATCACGTCAACATGAATAACAATAAAATAGGCAACAATCGCAAGAGAACTGCCTATTACTCTCATCCAAACATCAATTGAAGAACGAGTCAGGTTCAAGGGCAATGTAATACGTGACATCGACATTTTGATTACTGAACCGAGATAAAAGTTTTGAAGATACTACTACATCATAAGAACCAGGAACAATCTTCAGATTCTCTTCCTTAAAGTTGAAGATAAAATCATCTTGGGTTTCACCTACAATGATAGAGAAGTCATTAGAAGTATCATTCTTCTTATCACGAGCTACCATTTTGACGACACCATTCTCACCGATAGCAGAAATATCAGGAAGTTGATATACAGATGCTGCCTTCTTAAGTTTCTCAAGTTGTTGACTGCTCAATGTAAAGCACACATCCTCAGTTGGGAGAGAAATCTCCTTATCAGGAGGGCAAGCAATCACTGAAGGATCGGCAAAGAAATACTTAGAACGCATCTTACCTTCTTTGATGACAACAAAATCATTACTAGTAAAATCTAGTTCAGGATTATGGTGCAGTGAAAGTCCGTTGAGAAACTGATTAAGGTCATAGATTCCAAAGTCTTTGGAAAACTCTTCAACGATAGTTGCTTCAACCAAAATGTTCTTCAGCACAGAAATAGAACGCAACTTACTACCCTGCTTAAACAGGATTGATGGATTGATTGTTGAGAAGTTCTTGAGAAGGTTGACAGTAGATTCGGATAGTTTCATGGTTTTTGATTTGAGTTTCATATCACTGAGGATAGGTTTCGCGGTTTGCGTTTTTATCGTTGAAATGCATTAGAAGAACAGCATAATGCAGAATCTTCATAATGTCACGACGGGCAGTTCCCTTCTTATCATATCGTGATGCATACTTAAGAATGTTGCTGCGACAGAATGCCTCACCATCACCACATGCTTCAATAAGATCAAGAGTCTGAATCTTATCAGAACCAGCAGAATAATGCTGGTCATATGTTCTACCAATGTATTCTTGTAACTCTTTAATGATTACATCTTCATCATACTTTCTTCTGTTATTAGTGGATGATGGACGAGCAGCAGGTGGATTAAAATCAAAACTAATAACGTCTTGCCCTCCCACTACTGTCGGTGTTGATTGTGCTGCTTGTGCTGCTCCAAAACTAATCGTATCTGAAGAATCACTTCCAGACATACCAGCAAGAATGTAGTCTCCAGCTCCCCAGAAAGATTGATAATCCTTCGATGATGCTTCACTTACTGAACTAAATGGATTTGCTCTGTTAATATCGTTTCTATCATACTCATAATAATGTTTTGACTTCATACCATCTTCGTATCGATCTTCAAAATTTTCACTCATTTTCAATTCCTCATAAAGTAAAGACCAGGCATTCATTCGGGGAGACATATTTACCTCCCCATATTATATCAAATATTAGAACCCCCGTCAATTGCATAGATTTTATCGGTGTTCATCTGAAAGTCAACATCAACTTTATCATAAAGTTCCAAGAAAGATGCTTTGGTTTCTTCATCAAAACGATTTACACAAACTTGAATTGCTTTTGACTTATCACCAAAAATACTATAGGCACGAATGATGTGGACCAACCGACGAGTACTAATGACTTCTTCAATGCCCCCATCAAAGAATGTCTTACGAATGATGTCTGCCCAATCAACAAGGTTCTTACAGAACTTATTATCATCAATACCAAGATCTGAAGAGATGCCTTCTAAGATCTTCTGCTCGGTAGAAGGTGTTGGATAAGACTGTTCAAAGGTTACGCAGAAGCGTTCTAAGAATGCTTCATTGAGAACGTTAGTTCCAATAAAGCGACCGTCATCGCTGCCTTTACCTTTAGTATTTGCAGTTGCAATAACATTGAATCCCTCCATGGGTTTAACAAACAATCCAGTCTTCTTCAGGAAAACACCTTTACCTTCAAGAATAGATTGTAAGCAAAGAATTTTATTAGAAGCAAGGTCAACTTCATCTAAAAGCAACACAGCTCCACGTTCCAAAGCTTCGATGACAGGACCGTTATGCCAAACAGTTTCGCCATTAATAAGACGAAACCCACCAATAAGATCGTCTTCATCAGTTTCGATGGTAATGTTGACACGAATCAGTTCCCTCTTGAGTTGAGCACATGCTTGTTCAACACAGAAGGTTTTGCCATTCCCAGAAAGACCTGTGATAAACGTAGGATAGAATAAACCGGACTGAATAATCTTCTTAACATCACCAAACGTACCAAACTTGACGAAAGTATCATCTTTTTCAGGAATAAGAGTCTGTTCGATAGGAGGAGTAGAAGAAGGTGCTTGATATGATTGTTCCAGTTTTTCTTGAGCAGTGAGATTCCAGCGACCACGACCAGACTTATATGTATCAAGTTTTTTAGAAACCGTCTGATAAGTGCTCCCATTCATACTGCACCATGCACGAACATCAGCAGCAGTGATTGAATCACCATAAAGATTTTGAAGGGACGTAACGACGTATTCAGTAGAAAGTGCCATGTGCTTGGTTTGTTCAACAAAGATATTATAGGACAAAGGAGGTCAATTTCCCCCCTCGTTTGGACAGTTTAATGGGTGGTCAGCAGACCAGATCCATGAACTGACTCAGCACTTTTTTATTTAGTGCTTTTGCTTTAAGATTCTTAACAAAGGCAGATTTGATTTTTGCCTTAGATGCTCCCTCATCAACATCAAAATCAGTATCCATATGAAGAGAACTTGTAAGGATACCGAAGTACTTAGTGTATCCAGAATCTTTAATGGTAAAAGATTTTTCTTTACGAATCATCTTTTCTTCTGTCTCGGTAAGGATATGATACCTACGAATAAAACTACGCAACTCACGACCACAGGTCAAACGAATACCGATAAAGTTTACCTCAGGAAATGACTGTTGAAGATCTTCTAAAAGGATTCCAGTAAAGTTATAGTATTCTTTTGGAACTGCATAAGTGTATCCAGTTTTCCTATTACGAACATATGAGTTCATAGTGAGTCGGGTTGACCCCAAACGTTCTTCACCCTTGTACTGATAGTTAGTAAGCACAGAGAGATGATTTGCTTCACCATCGGTCAGGATTACACAATGCGCTTTCTGAACCCCATTTGTTTTTTTAAACTCAGGAATAATAGAGTGGAGACAAATCAATGATTCATTCAAAGGAGTTCCAGAAAGTCCAAAATTAGAAGGAATAGTATAGTTAACCCACTTATTAATACTATAAGCAACTCGCCAGATAGAAAGAAGTTGCTTCTCCAGTTCATTACGTTTCACATCACTGGTAAAGAATTTCATCAGACTGAACTGAGGATCTATAGTAAACATACCTTCTTTCATTTCTGAATGAGTATATTCGGATAGGTCATGCTTCCATTCAAAAGATTTCTTCTGATAGTTGTTAGTAAAGGCATAAACATCAAAAGGAATATTGACTTTATTACAAAACCAAATCAGATTATAAAGTTGCTTGATGGTATCAAGAAGACAGTCCTGCATTGAACCAGACCAATCAAGAATAAAAATCAATCCATGATTCTTTCCATCGGGAACAACAGTTACCTTTCGGAATAAGTCTTCATTATACTTGTAAGTATGAAGTTTGGTGCAGTCCAAAACACCAGTTCTAGATACTGCAGAACGAGAATATGCATCAGCAGATTTTTTACACTCAAACTCTTTTACCATATAACTTACTTCTTTCTGTGCTGATTTTTTAAACTTGGCATATTCTGTATCAACACTGCTGTAGTCAGAACCTTTTAAGATTTGCTCAACCCGACCATCACGACCATACCATGGTTTATCTAATGCCTCAGCAATCCAGTTTCCACCAAGTTCATCATGAACATCTTGATTACTAATTACAATTTGATTTAAATCAACATTAGGAACTTCACAATAAAGAGATTGTCCAAAGTCAGCAGCACTATTGAATTCTTGAGCACCCTCTTGAAACGTTTCATCGGTTTGGACTTTGATATTACTATTAGAAGTCTCGGTGTTTTCTTCTTGTTCTTGCTCAAACTTAGATTCAGTATCAACTTCTCCTTCTTCCATCTCAGAAGATGGTGATGATTCGATTTGTTGATTTTCTGAATTACTTTTTGTTTCTTTATCAGGTTGCTGAGATTTACTTTGTTGTTGCTGTTGCTGCTCATGTTGGTCCTTACAATAAGCATAGAGCATCTCTGCTGCTATACAGGCATCATTGTAAGTCTCAGATGCCCCAATAACATCAATGATTTTTTGCTCATCTTCTGTAAAGGTTAGATCAATAAACCCACCAATCTTAAACCAGAGGTTTGCCCGATCAGCAAGGTTCATTGCGTCTACATCTTCATCCTCTAAACAAAAGAAATCATCATCAGAAAGTTCATTATATGCTTTGTAAAATGTTTTAGACAATCCAGGATAACGTCGTTTGATTAATTTCTCAATACGAGCATCCTCAGTTACATTAACAAACTGATGTGGAATATGTCTAGGAGGATCTACATTGGGAGTGTATAATGCGTGTCCCACTTCATGCCCGACAAGCATATCATACACGCTCTCACTTGCGCGTTTCCAGTTAGGAAGAGTCAGCACACGGGTATCTACATTAAACTGAGCAGTCTCTACATTCCGATTCTCTACAACCAGGTCTTCTGTAGCGAGCAGTTTAGCGAGCTGTGATTTGATTTGGTAGTTAACAGGCATCGTTGCTTTGCTGGTATGTGAATATCATACCGCAGTCAAATCCATTTTTGAAGGGAGTTAGACAGTTCCACAACTGGCACATAGACCAATCCCCCACACCTATTTAAGATGCAGGGGACTTTAGTTTTATACTCCTAAGAGGGGTTTAAAAGTTAAGTAGTTATTCTTCGGTTAGTATGTGTCTGCAGAACCTCCGTGCAGTTTGATCGATAATACCACATTCTGAAATACATTGGAAGTAATCAGACACCTGATCATATTTTTCGGTGACTGTTTCTTTATCCTCCCATGTCCAAGACGCAAGTTCATTGCGTGATATTAAGTTATGCATGGTATCCTCCATTCACTGTATTATATAGTCAGGGTTTCCTAACTTAACAAACATTTGTAACAATCAAACTCAACTTAACATTTTAGAAAATCCCTTAACTTTTTCAAACTTTATTACTTCATCAAACTTATCTTCCATACCAGTCTTGTGAGAAATAACAAAGATGTTAGCGTCCTTGATTACATATCTGATAATCTTAAGGAACTCATCTGTTCCAAAACCATCAAGAGATGAATCAAATACTTCATCCATGATTAAAAGATTAGTATTGACTGAGTTTTTAAGTCTAGCGATCTCTCTCCAAGTGAATAGAAGAGATAAGTCTACTCGCATTTTCTCTCCTTCAGAGAAAGATGCATATGTAAAGTCTTCGTGAATTGGAGTTTCAATAGACTCATTGAACTCTTCATCAAGTTTAAAGTTGATGTAAAAGTCCATCATCTGAAGATACCGATTAACTTGTCGATTAATCAGAGGCAGGTATTTGTTTATGATTTTTCCTTTGACACCACCGTCCTTCAAGAGGGTGTGTATAAAATCATAGTAAGTAACTTTCTCTTTACGTTCAGCAAGTCTATCATAAGTCTCCTGAAGACTTTCTCTGAACGTTTCTAGTTTTTCATGTTCAGTATTTCTATTTTCGATCTGACTGGTAATAGTTTGAACTTCTGATTCCAGTCGTTTGACCTGTCTTTGATGCCCAGTGATCTGAGCATTGTTCGTAGAAATGCCATTAAGTAAGTTACTAAGTTCCTTGGATAATTGTTTAAATTGGGACTCTCTCAACTCTTCGTCTTTAATCGCTTTTTGGAGATCATCGAACCCCTTACGCAATTCTTCTGCTTTATTTTGTGAGTCCCTGATTCTATTTACACGAAATGACTCTTCGATACTTTGATCGCAGGTTGGGCATACCGTATTGTCTGTGAAAAACTTATGCTCATTTACAATAGTAGATATTTTTTGGGACATCTTCCCCTTAATACTACCAAACTCACGAAGCCTAGACCCAGAATCTTCAAACTTTGTTACCTGTTCACGAATATTATTCAGTTCAAGATCTTTATCTAATCCCCATTGGAATGCTTTTTCAATTTCTAAATTGATACTATCAATAGTGTTTAGTTTAGAGTCAATATCTTCTTTGCTTTGGTTTTCAATTTTCTTAATAAAGTCTTTCTGCATATCAACTTTATCTTTAACAGATTCTTTCTTGAGTTCTAATGTTTTAACCTCATCTCTAATCATACGAATCTTTGTCCTGATGATCTCATTCATTGAGGAAAAGATTTTAATATCTAAAAGGTCTTCAACAACTTCTCTACGACTTGATACTGGCAATTGCATAAAGGGAACAAAAGTACTGCTACCCAAAATTACAATTTGAGTAAAACTTTTATAGTTCATCTTTAGAACATTCTGTTCTAACCACTTCTGTTGATCAATAGCAGAGTGCGATTGATTTAGTTCTTCACCATTTCGATATATCTTAAAGATATTAGGTTTGATTCCTCTTTCAACTTTCCAATCAGTATTGTTAACACTAAACTCAATATTTACAAGACATCCTTTGTCATTTACGCTATTTACTAATTGACCTTTATTGATTTTACGAAAAGATTTACCGTACAAAGAAAATGTAAGAGCATCCAAAATGGTTGACTTACCAGCACCATTTGTTCCAACAATAAGAGTTGTAGATGAATTGTTTAGATTTACAGTAGTAGGATGTTGTCCGGTAGAAAGAAAGTTTTGCCAAGTAATGGTCTTAAAGATAATCATTAGCGTCGTCAGGTGGAATTACAATATCATTTTTAGAAATCATAGCATAGCGATGACCATGCATTTCACAGGTCTTTACCATCAATTCATCGTCCACTTCAAGAACGTGCATCTCAGGGTATTCGATTTCTTCTAGTTGCATAGCATAACGCATTGCATCATCTTCTTGTTCAAACAAATAAAGAACTTGTTCTCCGTCATCATCAATTACGGAGTATGCTCCTTCTTTTTCTTTACCTGCTACTGTAAGAATAAACATTAGATCAGTTCACATGCTTCTTGATAGGTCTCTCG